ATCAAACAGGTAGTGTGAAATGTTGGTAGAGGCCTGATAATCTCTATATGCGGATAAACGAGAGCTATCGTACTTTACGTACTTAACTGTACGGGCTAGGTTTCGATCTCAATCTCACAACAAAAACGGTTACCCATATGAACACCAGCAAGTCTCCATGCGTCAATCTCTGCCGGTATATAGAAATAGAAGGATTTGATGCACCACTCTGCTCCGGGTGCGGTCGCACCTATGATGACCTCGAGCATTGGACAACCTTATCGTCAGCAGAACGTAAGATCCGTGCTAAGGCTGCTAAAGCTAATTTGAAAAAGCTGTCAAAAATTTGAGTTGGATACCCCACGTCAAGGTCAAGGGCGGGGAGGGGGTAAGGGTGGCTTCAGAAAAAAGATGATCATTTAAATTTGCAAATAGATATGATGTAACCCTAGCAAAATATAGGGATGATTGCCCAGGCCTTGTTCTGTATGCTAGAACATGCCTATCTTTGCTTAGGCTATACGCCCATTTAGCTTAGGAATTCTTTGCTTAATGCTTCTAGATCTTCGCCCGCTTCTATGCGCTTTGTGATATTGGTTAATTCTTGCTCACTAGTCACACTATTTAATAAACTAGTTATTAACTCATTACGTGCTAACTTTGATTGTTTACCATCTGAATGCATATTCTCATTCGTTATGTCATTGTTATTGTTTATTCTTTTCTGAGTATATAGCGCTTTGATTTCATCACGACTATGCGCTTCTTTTGGTTCGCCGGCTATCTGCTCGGCTTCTCGATCTGATATGCTTTCATCATAAATGATGCGCTTAGTTTTTCCTTTTATGTTCGCGTGATAACTCGGGAATTGTTTTATAAAGCCTAGCGCTTCAAGCTTCTTTATTTGCCTATGTATCGATGACTGATTAATGCCCAGATCATTGCCCAGGCGTGCTAAGCTTACATAAGTAAAACCCGCCTTATTACAATATGAAGCCAGTAAACATAACGCCCTCAATGATGCATAGGTTAATCGCTTATCAATCACTGCACGCAACGGCACTACACAGAACTTTCTTTGATCGGGTTGAATGACCTTTTCTTTAATCTTTGGTTTATTTGGCAGTTTATATTCCATGCTTTAATTATACCTCTTAAAAAAAAGCTTGCATTATTAGATATCTATCTATAATATAGTGCATGTGACATTTATTAATAACTATATAAGGAACTGATAACATGAACTTACTTAAACTTAACATTACCAAACAAGAGCGCATCATCGCCGAGCATGCAAGCAAAATGATCTTGTATGATGCGCACGCATATAATCAAGCTAAAGATTTAATCGACGGTATGTATAAAGAAGAGCGCGAACTAAGCGCCCCGCATGATGAAGTTTTACTCACTCAGTGCATAGGTAATGAGCTTATGTTTATTCTTAAAGAACTTTTAGCTAAGCATTACGACTATGAAGATACGACTAATCAAGAATTAAACGCCTTCTTTTATGATGCTTTTTGTCAAGCCATGGATAATTTTGATTTTTGCTTTGCAGTCGGCCAGTTAACAGAACAGGCTTATTTTGAAGCCCAAAAGGCGAGCATAACTGAAGAGGCCTAATTGGCCGAAACTGCCGCGAGGCAGTCTTATGCAATATTTAATAACCATATAAGGAACTAATAACATGAAAATAAATACAATTCTACCGAACGGCGCAACTATCAAGCGCAATTTAATCACTGAGAACGGCGGCATTATTCTCGCCTGGCGTGATCATCCATTCCATGAGTTTATAACGTGGTACTATGACGGCCAGGATTTAAAAACTACATGCTGGGGGCATTATTTTAAGAGTTTCGAGCAAGCGAACTCAGATTTTATAGAACGTGCAAGAACATTAATTAATTAATCTGGAAAGGATATATTAAAATGAATAATGAAATTATATATCAGGGCAAGTCTTTAATAGATGGTGCACCAATAGTAGTTATTGCGCTTGCCAAAAGTACTAATAAGAAAACTGGCAATATGGTTCAAACTTATATAATAAGATCTGATATGGATCCGCTTGCAGCATCTAAGAGCGGCGCCGATTATTCTATTTGCGGCAATTGTAAGCATAGAGGCCTTGCCAATAATGACCCTAAGAAAAAACAAGCGGTGCAGCGAAGCTGTTATGTAACGTTATTTCATGGCCCGCTTCAAGTTTATAAGTCATTTATTAAAGGCAATTATAAACATTCTACAGATATTGCCGCGCTCGGATCTGGCCGCATGGTGCGCCTAGGCACTTACGGGGATCCGGCCGCTGTTCCATCTTATATCTGGGATACTTTATTATCCCGATCTCAAGGGCATACCGGTTATACGCATCAATCAAACATTAAAGGTGCGGACGTTAGGCCTGATATAACTATGATTAGTGCCGATACATTAAAGGACGCGCGCATTGCATGGCAAAGTAAACGCCGCACTTTTCGCATTATAACGGCCGTATCTGATAAGCAAAGCAACGAGATATTATGCCCCGCATCCGAGGAAGCCGGACGTAAGGCGCAATGCAACACTTGTAAGCTTTGCATGGGATCTCATTCAACCGCACCGAGCATCGCGATTGTAGCCCATGGCAATGGTGCCGCATACATTAATTAAAGGGGATAACCATGAATAAATATATTATTACGGGACTTGTAACTAAAATTATTGAGGATTTTGAAACACCTCAAGAGGCAAAAAAAGAGTTTATTAATTTAATAGGCCATGATCAAGATGTTATGGTTTTTGATGAAAATGGAAAGGAAATTCATGATATCTGAATTCATTCTAATCGTGAGCAATGTAACGGCTTTGGGTACTCATGAAACCATTGAGGGTTCTTTTAGTACATGTGATGAAGCCGCTACATTTTATGAGTCTTTTTATCGTGGCAAAGATAATTTCAACGGTTATCGATGCATACGTAAGGATTTAATTGATAAAGGGATATTTAATAACAATTAAAAACAATAGTGTTAACTTTTAGCGGCCTTTTTTAAGGCTGCTAAGGGCTTAACATTAGTTAAGCATTTATTAACCACATAGGAACTAATAAAATGGACTTATATATATTGATAGCGCTGGCCTGTATTCTGGGTCTAGCGTGGTTTATATTGCTTGCCTTAACTTTAAGGCTAATCAATCGATCTTTTAACCCTAAGCATGAACGCATGGCCTTAGATGATTATTTATGCACCGTGCTGCATGAGAAGGGTTCAAAATGAACTATATAACCTATCTTAGAGTATCAACCGACGAGCAAAAAAGGTCGGGGCTAGGCATCGATGCACAACGCGCACTTTGTTTAAACCATATCAAGCACCATGAAGGTAAACTATGCGCAGAATTTATTGATTACGAGTCGGGGCGCAAAGTCACTGAGCAAGCGAGGCCAAATTTACATATTGCCTTGCAGTTACTCAAAGCAACCCCGAACTGTAAACTTTTATTAGCAAAAACGGATAGGCTTGCACGTGATCTGCATTTTATCTCGGGTTTACTGAAGGAAAACATCCCGATTATTGTTGCCGGCCATGAAGGCATGAGCAAGCTTGAATGGCACATGCACGCCATGATTGCGGAACATGAAGCCGACATGATATCGCAAAGAACGAAGCAAGCACTCGAACAGGCCAAGAGCCGTGGCGTGATTTTAGGCGCACCACGTACTAAAATTAAACGCATCAGTGCGCTTGGTGGCAAAGCTTTTAAAAAAGTCACTGACGACTACAACGCGCGTATTATCAAGATAATGCAACCAATGGTCAATAATCATACTCGACGTAATAGGCATGGCAAGCAGCCAGACTATCAGAAGATAGCCGAGGAACTCAACGTAATTGGCATTCGCACTTATCGAGGTCAAATATTTGACTATGGTGCTGTATATAGAATTATTAATAAGGAGAATTTAAATGAAAAACGTAACAAAAACGGCTGAAGGTAAACTAACGCCAGACGATATTGCCACCGGCTCCAGTATTGCTGCAATTATGAATCTAAACCCCTATCAAACAGCGAACGAAACACTGCAACGTGCTTTTGATTACACAAAAGGCATTCCTCGGAAAGAACTAACCTTCGAGGCTTTGCAC